TTGGTGTTGATGTTGGAGTACTAGTTGGCGTACTAGTCGGAGTACTAGTTGGTGTTGGTGTACTAGTCGGAGTACTAGTTGGTGTTGGTGTACTAGTTGGTGTTGGTGTTGGTGTTCTAGTCGGTGTTTTAGTTGGTGTTGGAGTTGGTGTTCTAGTCGGTGTTTTAGTTGGTGTTGGAGTTGGTGTACTAGTTGGTGGTGGTGTACAAGAAAATGGTGATTTAAGTAAATCTTCATTTGTTGGATTTATGTCACAATATGTACCATTATGAAAATATTGACCTAAATTAAAATTAATATTTAAATGTTTTGTATATATATGTTTTAAAAGTAATTGATGATTTAAATTACCGTTAAATAAAACCATATTTTCTTCTACTAAATCGTTTCCGTTTTTTTGTACATTTAAATTAAAATATAAAGCAACATCACAATAATTTAAATCAACTGAAATAACTTCAATTAGTTCTCCATTTTGATTAATCAAATAATCACCATTATTATAAAATTTATTAGAACTATTACAACATGGTTCAATTATATTTGTTGGTTTTATTTGTAATTCTTCAGGATATCTGTCATCTAAATGGAAATTACCATTTATTACTGTACCGAAATTTTCAATATATTTATTTGTATATACTCTAAGTTGTGTATTTGGTAAAACTTCAAATATCTCAATATCGTTATTTATTGTTTTACCTGAAATTATATTTTTCTTTACTGAACCTAAACATTCTTTACTTGTAACTAATAATTTAGAATATTCGTATGTGAATGAATATCCATTTTCAATAGCGTCTTGAAAATCTTGATTTGTAAATGTTGAAACAGGTAAATAATTAGCAGATAAAACGTATTCTCCAATTTGTAAATCATAAATAGTTTTTTTAGTAATAGTATCATTACCAATATATGCTTCTATATCATTACTAGTTGTCCCACTATTAATTATTACATCATATGGGATAACTAAAACTGTACTATCGTATTTTAACCCATAATCATAATTTATTTCATGTTGGATATTTGGTTGTATTGTATAACCTGTAGAAGGTCCACAGTTACCAAATTCTATTTGTGTTTCTAACCCTATTAATTTAAATTTAATTTCATTATTAGATGAATCAATAAAATTAAATTTAATTACATCATTTTCAGTAACTCCACTCAATTTAAATTTACAATCGTAACCGTTAACTTTTTCAATTGAAACACTACTATTTTCACTATGACCTGTTGTACAATTCGTATAAATATAAAATGGCCAATTATTACCATCTTGTACACCAAATTGTGAACCAATCACATCAATAAAAATATCAGAAACTAACGTACAATTTTCAGGTTCACCACAATATGAAATTCCATCACCACTTACTTCAACACTTAATTTATTAGTTGATTTTACTGTATCATAATCTGTTTCAAATCTATAATTAAAATAGTTTTTTACTGAACAATCATTAATACCATATTTTATTGATGAAAACTTAATTATATCTTCACCATTTTCATTTTTTAAAATCTCATATTTTAAAATAGGTAATGTTTCACTAAAATATGTTTGTCCCGTAGTACCAGTAAATGGTGTATAATTTACATAACCAGCACTATTTCTAACTATTGTTATTGAATTCAATAAATTATTTAATGCGGTTATCCATAATGTTTTTATTTTAACAATATCAGGATTTAAATAATTTTTATATTCACAAATTAATGCTAAATTTACTGTATCATTATTAATTAAGTCAGTACAACCACTCATTGGAAAAGGGTCAAATAATTTAGCAGAATTAGTTGTACTTGTTGTTCCACTAAGAACAATAGTCATTCCTGTTGTTAAGTTATTATAATTTGGACCACCATATATAACACTATCAATTTCAATAACAGGATAATATGTTATTCCAGTTAAGTTAATTAACCCCCTAAAATTTCCTTCTTCACCAATTAATGTTTCAATATCTTCACTAATTGCAATCTCAAAATCAGGATATAAATCTTCAATAAATTCTTTTGGTTGACAATCTAACTTATATTGATATTTTGGTCTACCAAATAAATTATTTTCAATTAAATTTCCACCTGTCCATAATGTTGTTGACGGTAAAAGTTGTTCAACTAATTGTGTCCAGTATGGTGTAATTTTATTTACAAATTCATCTGATTCGATAAATGAAAAAGACGTAAACCCACTTTTTAACATATAATCTTTATATATGTCTTCAAGAACGATATAATTCTTTTTATATCTTATTGTATGTGAGTTTTTTATTTGCTTGTGTATGAAATTATTTACAAATTGAGCAAAAGTTACACCTGTTTGAGGTGGTAAAGTAGCTGTACCAAATGATATACCTAAATTTTTTGATTTTCTATAAATGTCATAATTTATAGAATTAGATGGTGAAATATGTACTGAAATGTTTTTTCTATTAAGAATTAATCTAGAATCACTATCAATATTATGTGATTTTACGTTATCAATTTCAGACTTTAATTCAAATCCAGTATCTAATCCAGGTAATGTTCTATATATATCAAAATAATCCTCACCGTAAGTATATGGTTTATTCTTTGTTTTAATAATTTTGGTTCTTCCAGTTAAATTTGAATTTTCATCGTCAATAACTATTGGTGAACGGTGGTCAAGTGTGTTATCATACCAACCAGCACCTTTTTCGAAAAAAATGTCATCACTTTCACTAAAAGCCCTTCTAGGTAAACCAGTATTTTCATCAACAGGATAACCAAATCTACTAAAATTAGTGGTACCGTTAATTTCTGATTTTGTATATGTATATGTTGTCGGATTAAACTCAGCAACATAATATTTTTTTTCACCGGATATTACATCAAAAATGTCTTGTTCTAAATCAAAACTATTTGGAATTGATGTTACTTGATAAACATATTCGTTAATTTTTATTAAAGGTTCTGGTGCCCCTAAAAATTTTAAAAAAAACTCGATTGAAGATCTAGTTCCTTTTGACTTAAAAATAAATGATAAATTAACTAATAATCTTCTATAAAATTCGTATTCTGATTCTATTAAATTTAACCCTAATGGTGAACCATCATAAGATGATGTTGTACGAGTATATAAAACATCGTTTAATGTTTTCTCATCAAATAAATTTGTAGTTGAAAATCCTAAATTTTCTGACAAATTTTTTAATAAAATATCTGGTAAATTATTAATACCATCATAACTTACGTTTCTCATGTAAGATATGTTATCTATATATTTTTTTACACTATCAAAACTTTGTCCATATAGTTGAAAAACATTTTGTGCTCTTTTATCTTCAGTATCAAATTCGAATAATTGAGGAGAAGATAAAAATCTAACCATAATGTTCGATTTATAGTTATCTATTTCGTCAGATATTGTTTTTAAATTTTCAATATATGTTTCAAATTCTAAACCAGTGATTGCAATGTTCCAACCATCACTTAATAATGGCCAATTATATTCAAAATTTTGTAATGTTATACTTGAACCATCAACACTGTTTGATGGTATTTCAAATCTAGAAGAATAAATTGGTACAGTTTCTCTATTTAAAAGAGATTCCTCAACATCATCTAAATCAGAAAAAAAATCTTCAACTATACCATCATTAGGTCTAATAATAAAATTTTTAGAATAAGTTGTTTCCGAATTAAATGGATTTCCATTTACAACTATCACTATTTCATTAGATGAGTTCGATTCTGTATAATTTAGTATTGGATAATTTTTGTTATCAACTGATATTATATATTTTGTGTACGATGAATAAAAATTTCTAATCTCATTTTCTGTGGATGTTTTTATTAAACTATTAGGTGTGATTAATGTAATATCAAAAGGATTAAAAATTTTACTTTCTTGAATTAAAAATGTTGTTCTATTTAATCCATAATCATATGTTACATTATATGCTGAAAATGAATTATTTGAAATAGGTCCTGATGAGTTTATTTCAAAACCACTAGGAAATTTATTTATTATTTTAGTTATAGATACTAATAATCTTTCTTTTAATGAACCAAATAAAGATTTGTCAGCATTTCTTTTGTTTGTTTTAAAACGAATTGAACCTTTTTTCTTTTTTTGATTTGTTGATTCAACTGTACCAATATTTTCTTTTTTATTAATATCATCTAAAGTTATAAATTCAGAAAATGGATTAGATCTAAAAGATTTTTCATCTTTTTCAGGAATAACTTTATTTATTTCAAATACAGTATTAGCAAGTGATGGACTTCCTGTTGTAATTTGTCTTCCAACTAAATTATCATTAAACGTTTCAGACCCATTGGTCGCTTGATTTGGTACTTTTGTTTTTGCCATTATTCAGTAATAGTATCAAAATTTAAAGTTTCATCAATATTAGTTCTTTCTTCACGGATCTCATATAATGTTTCATTTAATTCATCCTTTACTTCATAAAGATTGTACTGTTTGTAAATATTGTTATTATTATCATAAATTGTGTAAATACCTTGTGAAACCGCTTTACTTTGATTACCATATAACGCATATGCTAATGTTGTAGTATCATGTTCAACCATTTCAACCTCTATCGTTGTTGGATTTAAAAAAGTATTTGTTAATATAATTTTTTGTGATGGCAATCCAATAAATGGTGTCGTGTTAGGTTTATTCGAAGGTGCAGATGAAGGTGTTACGGTTAAAAAAAGAAATGTTGTTGCTTGTTCACTATATTGATACCTTAAAGATTTATCACTAGTACTGGTTAAATTTGAAACAACGGGAGTACAATAAAAAGAAGATGTTACTATTCTATAAAAATTAGATATTTTTTTATTGTCTGAACTGTTTATATATTCAATACGATAACCAACTAACCCTTGTGGTGTAAATTTATTTTTATCTACCGATGGAACGTTACTTAAATCTATTATTAATCCCCTAACAGAAGGTAGTGACGCTAAAATACCACAATCGGTTATTGTGGTTCTTATTTGTTTAGGTCTTATATGTATTGTATATACCCCTAATTCTGAAAAATCTACTGATGATAATTTTAAATTATATAATCCTCCTAAAATTTCAACATTTGGTGCTGAAGCGTCATCTGTTGTATTCACATTATGAAAAACAGGTGTTAAAACATCGGATGAATTTAATCTCTTTAATTCTGCAGTTACGTCACTAGTTCTATCAGAAACATAATGATAATATATTTCAACATCTTCTGGTGAAACATCTGATGGTCTAATTATTCCGTATGATCCCTGAGCCATTTTTTTTAATTTATTTTATCTATTATTAATAAATATAAATCTTATTGTTTTTTTATATTAAAATATCCATTACCATATATATTTAATTCTCCAACATTATCTATTTCCGATAATCTTAAAGTTTTTTCTAAAACACCTTGTTTACCTCTTTCAACAAAAATATCAGAAAAAATTGTTGGTTCATCAATAAAACCAATAAAATGTTCATTTCTAGTTAACACAAGATTTATAACTTCTTCTTTCGTATAACCTGATGTTGCTCCTGTTATTACTGTTATACCGTCATTAAAATCTTTATAATAAAGTCCATCTATTGTGTAACCACTATATGTTAATCCAGATTCAGTACCTGTTACCACACCTGAATACGTATTTGAACCATAACGTTTTTTTTCATTAATTCTACTACTACCTATTGACGCAAAATTAAATGTTGTATTTCCTGTTATATTATTTCTTGTATGGTCTAAATTATTTAAATAATTTAATGTTTGGTTTGTAATTGTTGTATATGGTATGGTAAAACCACTAAAAGTACCCAGTGGATTTGAAATAGTTGTATTTGATGGGACTGTTATATTTTTTGATAGTTTAAAATCTAACCATGGAGTATTAAGTGATATTGTAACTATTTTAATTCCTGAAGATGAATATGTTTTAGTTACAGAATTAAGTATCGTTCCAACGTGTGCCGTAAATGTACTTGTGGTTGAATCCCCCCAATCAACTGTAAAATTAATCTCATTAATTTCTGAAACTTTACTTGTATCTACTGTATTATAAACTTGTACCGTATTACCTGTTTGAGTATATGAAAAATTACATACTTGTTCAACTTGATGAATATTCCCGTCAAATCCAACCATAACACCCATTTCATCAACTGAAGATTCTAAAAATATAGGGATTTCATGGTTCCATAAAGCTGTCGATTCACTAATAGAAACCCATGTAGATCCAGACCATATATAATAACCTTCAGATATGTTATTTGAAACATTATAAACTATATCCCCATTTGATGGTGGGAGATTTATTGAATCTGTCCAAGGAATTAAATCATTAAAATAATCATACCAATATTGACCTGTTAAAGAATGTAATTTAATTTTTGGTATATTTTTTCTTAATAATTTATATGAGTTTTTTTCCATTATAAAAATCTTTCATAAAATACTATTGGGTTATTTGATTGACCTATTCTATTACCTAAAGAACCATTGAATTCAAAAATTTCATAAGTATAGTTTGTTCTATTTATAATTACTTTATAATATAAATCATTTTCTTCAATTATGACACCATTGGGTGTTTTTGTTTTATTTGTAAAATCAAAAATATTTCCCGTTTTTGAATTATAAAATTTAGCGGTCATATAAAATGTATTTCCGGTTAAATTGGTCTCATCAAAAATTGTATCGTCCATGAACCAAAAAAAATACATGTTTTCTTTATTTTTATAATTTGAACCAAAAAAAACAGGAAAAAATATATAATCATTAAATAGGGTTAATCCACCATTTGTTGAACCTGAATAAAATATTTTTTCACCTGTTGGTATTGATAAATTTTTAGAAAAGACCAATCTTCTATTAGAAATATTTGGTGGTTCGTCATTAGACGTTTTATATAATTCTAACCTAAAAAAACTTTCACTTAACTGTTTTAACATTAATGCATTTTCTTGTAAAGAAATATCCATTAATCTATAATCTTGCTCATATGTAACACCAGTTATAACTAAATCAACAGGACTTATTGTTTGGTAAGAATAATTACCAAAATAAAAATAAAACCATATGTCAGATTGTGTGAAGTTATTTGAATTTAAATATGTATTATGTGAATATCTAATAGTTTCATAATTTTCAGCCGGATTGATAATTTGATATAATATCTCTTTCTCCATTATCTCAGCATTATCTGTCCACCCTAAATCAGTTTTAAAGGCGTTTTCATTATTTAAAATTAAATTTTGGTCACTATTTTTTCTTAATAATTTCATTTTAACAATTAATTCTTATTATTTTCTTTAAACTATCTTGTTTATTTGTGTATTGTTGTTCATTTCTTAAATAAAAATTAATATCATTTTTAATATAATGAATATTATTCATAAAAGGGTAATTTGTACCGAATCCATCAGGGTCAATAAAACCATGGTCATAAAGGTCTCTCCATTTCCATAATCCTTCATTTTCAAAATATTTTGCATTTTGTGGTAAACCAAAAATTTCATTAGTAACAGATGTTTCAATATACGGAGATAATTCTCTAAGTTTTACTTTATAATGTGGTTGATAATATAATCCTACTTTATTATTAACAGAAACACCTGAATATGTCGAAGAATCATCTTGATTGTGGTCAAAAACATCTAATGGTGATGTTAATTTATGAAACGCATCACTAACGACTCTTTCTTTTAATTCTGTTTTATTATACTCAATAAACGCACCAATTAACGTAGTACCTGTTGTTATTGTTGAACCTGAAGTGAAAGTTATTCCTGATTTAACAAATGAACCATAAGGGACCGTTGTTTCAAGAGAAGTATTTCCACTAAAATGATGGTCTACCCATGTATCATGAAAGTTAAATTTATAACCAACTTTATATGGATAATCAAAATATCCGTTTTTATTTTTAAAAATAATAGATACGTAAACATCGGTAGGTAAATAACCTAAATTATTTGTTAAGTTTGTTAATGAAAATGGTGTTTTAAAATCATATATTAATGATTCCATTCTATTTCTATATACAATTTTATTATTTTCACCGGCACTATTTTTAAAAATTAATTTTTTTTCATCTTCCCAAATTGATGATTCAAAACCTATGTTATCAAGAATATAACCGTCTCCCATTGTTAATACTTTATGTTTATGTACATAATATTCTGATATGGTTTCGTTTAATTTATTTTTATTAATACATCGTTTACCTAAAATAACCGTTGATAACGTATTTCCAGTAGGTATTTCAGATTTATTTATTTCTAAAATATATTTTTCAGAGTTAAATAAACCATCTCCAACTGAAATAACAGAAAAAGTTCTACCAGATAATGGTACTGAATTATTTAATGTACCACCAGATATCACAATATATTCACCTTCATTAATTCCATGATGAACAGAACTAGTAAAAATATATGTTTTTTTTGTTTCAGTTACTCTGAATGGTATACCATCTTGAGCGATAAAACTATAAACAGTATTACCAGTTAAAGTATACTTCATAGGGTATGTAGTGTCACCAGAATAAACATACGATAAACAAATATTCCAATTGTGATAAGGTGCTGTTGATTGTGTAATTTCAACATGTTCATTTACATCTTTTATAGTAATGTTTTGTGTAAAAGCCGAAAGAACTGATGTAGTTACGGGGTTATTTGTTTCTCTTTTAACATCAGTTCTTAAAAAGGCAAATTCATTATAAGGTATATGTCCATCAAAATTAATTGTATCGTCATATATTAAATAAAGATTTTTTTTCAATGGTTGATATCCTGTTGTTCCACTATATAAATTACGAAAAATCATTTTTAATTTTCCGTGTATTTTATAAAACGTACTTTCATTTCTTTCTTTAGAAAAAAGAACCGAAGTATCTAAAATTATTGTTCTTTCACCTTCTCTAAGTAAATTTTGAGATTCATCTAAACTTATTTTTAAATTTAAATCTTCATCTGTTGACCCAAAGAATTTTTTAGATGGTAATATTATTTGTTTCTTTTCCATTATTCAGTTGTTGGGAACGCACCTAAAGGTCCAAATCTTTTTATAAATTTATCAACACCTGTATTTCCTGGTCTTAACCCAAAATAAAATAAAAATGGTGTTGATAAAATTTGTTTATTTCCATTATAATAATTTTCCGTCTTTTTTATTATAAAATAAATTGTATTATTCCAATTTTTTGTTTCCCATGTACCAGCACTCCCATACCTTGTATATAATATACCTGACGTAGGATTTGATTCTGTTCCACCGGTCACCCATAAATAGGTAAAACCAGGGTATTGTGTGTCATATGATGTGTGATTATCAGTAACCGTATTTTCAATAACATCAAATTCTAAAAAATTTTCAATTTCTTCAACAGGTATTGTTGATCCTGTTATTGTTAAACCGCTAAATGTATATGTGATAGGTGGTAATAAATATTTATCTGATGGATTATCTGTAACACCTGTTAAATTATAACCATATGCCATTCCTTGTAATGGTTGAACTTGTATACTACCATAATCCCATGATTGATTATCTTTTGTAGTATTATTATATGGTCCAAATCCAGTTCCTTTTTTATCCCATAAATAAAATGGTACTTGTTGTGACGATTCTGTTAATCTACCCACATCATTTAAACAATATCTTGTTTTTATTCCATCATCATCAAATTGCATATTAATTGGTAATGGTCCCCAAACATTTGTACCATTTTTAAAAACATTTGGATATGTTTCAGGATCTAAATTTTGATAGGAATATCCCAAGTATTTTTGATTTTGTAAATTAAATTGTTCAATTCCAACTTCATTATTAATTGATATGAGTTGAAGGATATCACCATCTAACACTTGTTTACCAAAACCATAATTTTCAAAACCTTCATTATCAAAAAAATCATTTATACTAAAGTCCCCGTTTTCTTCCACATCCATTCTATAATTAATAGCTAAACCAAGAAGTTCTCCAAAATCTTGAAACGATGATGGTCCAATTGTTCTTACGACGGAACAACTAGGGTCTAATGTTTCGTCGGTACAAATTTCTTTAATAAATTCATCTCTAGGTCCTAAATCAACCATTGTAGTTGGGTGACCTAATCTTTTTATATTACTAAAAATATAATAAGATGTGTTATCACCAACTAAAGTACCTGATGAATTCGCTATAGTTGATCTATAATAAAATCTTTTAACGGATTCACCTGTTGTTGTCTCAATTACTTTATAATATAATAAATCTTTACAATAATTTGTTCTATTAACATTTAACTCCAACGCTGATTCATTTTTCCATCTAACTTTTGATTTAAATTGGAAAAAATATAAAGAACCACTTAACCAATTATCAATAAAGGTATAATTGACAATACCTCCACAGAATAAAAGACCAACTCTTTTTCTTCTTCTGTATTCTTTTAATATTTGGAAAATTCTTATTGAATTTTGTGTACCAGGTATAAAATTAAAAACCCCGTTACTAAATTCAGTATATGCTTTACCATTAGTATCCGCAGGTGTATTTGGTGAATATATTTCACCATCATATGATGTTGGTAATCCATAATTATCATTATCTGATAATCTTGTCGCAACAATATTTGCACCTAATGGTAATGTTTCTTGAGTATATGGTGTTCTTACTTCACCAACATAATACGTTTCAACAATACTTTCATTATATGGTACGTCATATAATGAACAACCTTCTTCTATTTGTGTTGTGTTTTCTTGTTCGTTTTCATATTTGTTTTTATCTCTTATATCACAATTATATGATATTGTATTATTAAATACTCCTTCTGGATCATTAAATGTTAGAGTATAACCAGTACAATAGTTCGAACCATTTAAATATTTCGTTATTTCAAATCCAGTATCATTTGATGAATTCACTTCGGATAATTCAACTATTATTACAGTTGTTCCAAGAGTATATGTTAATACATAATCATTTTGATTATCTACAAAATTTTGTGCGCTAGTACATTGGTCAACATTCCAAATTAATGTTGTACCACTACATATTGGTGAGTTGTATTGTAATGTCTGGTCATATTGGTCATTACTTACATTTAAAATTCTGTTATTTTCAACACTTGTTCCACTAATAGTTATTGAACCAACTACACAATATGAAATATCTGTATCAACTTGTATTGTACCAAATTCATTATCACCATTACATTCTTCACATTCTGGATAATTTATTAAATATAATTTTCTTTGAGTACTATTTTGAAAACGATAAGCAAATTTTCTTATAGTTTTTGATAATGGTTTTATTGGCCAAAAGTCAACAGCATCTGATAACCCATGTAAAATATATGATACTGTATTAGTTAAAAAAAAAGTTAATAAATTTACTAAATGTTCAAATAGTAATAAAACATCAGTAATCAGTAATTGAAAAGAATAATTTTTAAAAGCAAAATTTACTGGTGGTGTTAATGTATTGTTAGAACAATCATTGTCTTCTGATGGAACCAAATCTTTTAAACCAACAAACCTATTTTTAGATGAAATAGATTTAAAATATGAACTTTGAAATGACGAAACAGTATATACTTTATTATAATTTAATCTAAAAAAATAATCTTGTGGATAATAAAACCCATTGTCATTATTAAGAATAAAGTTATTTACAGCATGTTGTGGATAATCATTATAATTAGTTGAAAATGAATAAGATTTATCTTTAAAATCACTATATTCTCTAATATTTGGTACTAAATAACTAGCATTACCTCTTACTCTTTCAAGACCTTCATTTGATAAACTAAATCTAAATCTATAACAAGCAGATGTTGCGATACCTTTATTTGAATCATTAGTATATTCTTTTTCACCAAACTCGTTAGTAAAAAGATAATCCATATTCATCGGAACGGAAAAAATAAATGAACCATCTTCATCAATCTCCCCGTTTAAATCAAGATTTTCAAGTATAGGTCTATATTCTTCATCTTTATTATTTGTAAATCTAATTGATTCAACTATCCCTGTTTTTGTTATCAAATCACATTTAGTACCCATTTTTCCTCTTGGGGTACAATTTTTATTAACGGAATTTTTTCCAGTATCAGTAAATGTTCCACCTATCACATATGCTTTAGGCTCAATTCTTATTCCTTTATTTGATAAATCATAATCTATTCGTGTGATACCTATTTCACATAAACTTTCATTCCCCCAAAACGGGAAAACATCTATTGTTTGGTTGAATGTGACAATTTGTGGTAGTGAATCAATATCTTCTGATGTTTTAAATGTATATTCATTTTTAAAAG